ACGGAACGCAAAGTAGAACGGCTCGTCAAAGTCCCACTTAGTCGGCGACTGCTTTTGCGGCGGGAAGTAGGTGAATCCTCCACCAAAGGGCTTATATCTTACAGACACGCCCTCGACGGGAGCCGGCGTACCACCTTTTCCAGTTGACGTGATGAAACTGTCTTTAGCGTCTCCAGTGTAGAAATCGTTGAGCGCTGTCCGATCAGCGCCAGGCGCATCAAACACAGCGACGGAATAGCCATCCTCGGTCTTGTAGACCCGGTCAGGACCAGACTCGCCGGGCTTCTTCTCACTGATAAGCGTCCATCCGTCAGGTGCCTGTCGAGGAGTCAGGTCACTGAGCTGGGCAACATTCACCCCAGCAGGAGGGGTTACGTACGTCGCCCCTGTTCCAGCGGGTAAAGGCAGGTACGCCGCGAAAGACTCAGAATCACCTGCAGGAACAGCGTACAGGCCATTCTTTAGAATAGGGTCATTGTGGACCTCGACGATAAAGGAGTTACCAGTCGAGGAGTTGCCTGCAAATCTACCAGTAACCGAAGATACTCCACCAGGAGAATTAAGGAAGAATTGAATACCGCCATCTTCAAGGGCAAACTGCCCCTTGCGGTCACGATTTTGCGCCTCCGCGCGCAGCTTACGCGCAAAGCTGGAGTTGCCGCCAGTGAACGGATTACCGACAGCCACCATGGCGGAGAGCGCTGCATTCTCAAGCTCAAGGAGAATCTCCTGTGGAACAGCGCCAGCAGTGAGTGCACGCAAACGCGCGGTTGCGTGGAGATACTCAAGTGATGAAACCGGAGCTACATACGCGGCGGCAACAATTTCACGGGCCGCGTCATCAATGCGAGGGTCGGCCGCGACCCACTGGGAAATAGCGTTTGCGTGAGCTGAGGCCGTCATGGCATGCCCACGCTCTGAAAGCGGGTGACCTACTGGGAGGAGATCGCGGTTACTTACATCACCGTCACGGACCTTGCCGTGGATAGCCATTGAAACGAAACCAGCAACGTCACGATACGCGCGGAAAAAACGAACCTGGCGCTCTAGACCTGCAGAGGCTGTCAGCGAGCGTGAGGCAACGGTTTCAATATCACGCTGGGTTACACGACGCTCCGCGGGGACCAGGGCGTTCTCGTTGGCGGCCAGCTCAGTGACTGCCTTACGCAGCGACGCGGAGTCGTACGGCTTGGCGGTAGACTTGACAGGAGTACCGTCAATCTTGGTGATTAGTGCGTTTAGGAACTCGTTCACAGGGCGAGACCTTCCTCGATGGTGTCGGTCAATGCGGGCAGTAGGTCGGCGTCCTTGCTACGATACAAGGCAGAGGCAAGAATACTGGTGCGATCAAATGGTGATTCCTTGTCACGGATACCACGTAGCCAGGCGGCGCGGAGCGCAGGAATAATCTCGTAACCTTGACCGGATATTTCCGCCATGGCAAGAATGGCTTGCTCTGGTGAGTCGTACTCGTGCTCATCAAGAAGCTCGATGTTCAGCTGCTCTTCAGCATAAGCAGTGGCGATAAGAAGTTCCAGGTCGTCTTCGCGACGAAGCGGAACCTGGTAACCTTGGACGGCACCCTCAGGGAGAACCGCGAAACGGCACTTACCCTCGGGCTCGACCTCAAGGGAAATAACGGCGCAGCCATTAGATCCATTGAAGAATACACAGTTGGCGCATTTAACTCCGATACCGGCAACGTCATTTTCATAGGCTGGCGTGTATCCAGCCCAGACACCATCACCGTCCTGGTCAAACTTTCCGTACTTGGATACCACGTCGATGAGCGCCTCAGCGAGCGCCCGCTCCTCTGGGATAAGACCAGACGCTGTAATGATCTGCGCGTCCTTCTTAGAAGACCGCGGGTGAGAGGCAGGAAGAAGATCGTTGTCCTGCACGTAGTTTGGGTTGGCAGGTTTGCCAGTCTTTAGGAGACGTAGGTACGCGTTGACACGAGCCATTGCCCACTGGTCACGACCAACACCTGGTCGGTGGCTAGATGAGAACGCTCCAGCGCCACGGCGATACGCGGCCTTTAGCTGCGCCATTGTTGCCTTGCGCCCCTGGGAAGCCTTCTCGTTGTGCTTCTCCATCTTGTCACGCAAGGTTTTCTCGGTGCGTGCAGAGAACTTAACCTTTGTGCCAGTCTTAGCAGAGCCAGGCTTATTCGTTTTTGAACCCTTGATCCGGTCCTTCTTTGGTGCTCGCTTTGATCCAGCCGCGGTAATCGGACCGCCAGCGGCCCAGGCGTTACACGTGCGTGATGCGGCGCACTTAAAGTCAAGTGCGGTGCAGTACCCAAGCTCTGCCTGGTCGATGGAGTCCCAGGCACTTTCGTCGCCAGACCCGCCCTCGGCGAGACCAGTCTCGATGCACTGCAGTGTTTTTGGGCGTCGGTCAAAGAACACACAGTTTCCGCAACGGCTCTTCTTTGTTTCTTCTGGCGTCGTGTTCCAGCGGTCAGCCTTGTCCTGCCAGAACTCTACGTTAGGCTCGGCTGGGTTAAGCGGGCCGTAGCCAACAGTATCAATGGCGTTCTGGCGGTTCTTTAGGTTAAGTGGAATATCCTGCGTGGCAGGCGGGCACGCGTCGCCATACTCGGCATCAGCGGTAAGTGCAGATGCGGTGATAGATCGCTTGCAGACAAACGCGGTAATCATTGCGGCGCCATTCAGCTTACGGAGCGCGGCGCGGTGGTGCCCGTCAACAAGTTTCATTACACCGTCGTCGTTCCAGACACGGACAGGCGACTTGGAATCAAGGGCGTCCTTGACACGGCGCATGTTCACGGTGCGCTGCGTCGGGACAAGGCTAGTGATCTTGACCATCATCCGGGTGTAGTCATCATCGTTCTCGATGGTCTCCTTCTCCATTGGCGAGATGTCCACCGGCATGTGAGAGAAGATCTTCTCGGTTTCAACATCGATGTCCGTGCCGATAGTGTCAGCACTGATCTCGTTAGACTCCACTGATATCTCCTTCCGGTGCATCCGCGGGAGCGGGTTCTGTTGCGACGTCCTGTGTTGGTTCAGCGAGCTGCGGAGGTTCTATAGGGGCAGCGGACGGCTCAGCGCTCTGAGCGCCAGGCTGCAGGATGTCCTGTAGCGCCGACGGAATGGGTGCCACGGACGTAGCCTGCGATGCGTCACGGGCGGCGCTCATTGCCTCAGGGGCGAACGCCTTTAGCATTGCCTCGCTGGTCTCTGGAGTAATCATGCCCTTGTCGATGAGCAGACGCAGCGCGAGCTCAGTTGGCTCTGGCGCATCGGCGTCAGTGAAGCCGTGGGCTCGTCGCCATGTGTCAAAGCTCACCGCCATCTTCTCGAAACCAGAATCAGCATCAGCGGCACGGTCATTGCGCGTGGCAACCTGTGACGGGTCGTACCAAACGCAGACGCGCTCCACGTCAGCGGGGGCAAAGCCATTGGCCAGAAGATATGGACGCAGGTACACAACCGTGAGTGCGTCAACGATCAAAAGCATCAAGGGCTCGATGTGAGCCTTGTAAAGCGACTCGTCAATTTGCAGCGCGTTTGAGTACTTCACATTGGCAAGACCGGTGACAACGTCCTTGGGAACATCGATACCCTGGAGGATACGGTCGAGCACGCGATCAGCACGGGCGACAAGTGAATCGTCAAATGAGCGCTCAAACTTGAACTGCTTTATTTTGTCCCCGAGCTCCGCTGGACCACGGATAATCAAAGGCACAACGGCGGCGGCTGAGTCCTCGTCACGAATCGGGGTTGTCATCGCATCGATGAGCTGTTCCTCGAACTCGTCCTCTGCCTCCTCAGGAGTATACTCCTGGTTCAAGGCGTCGTCAGCGTACGGGTAATCCGGCTCTGGGCCTGCGGCGACGGAAAGACCGTCAGGAAGATAGAGTGCTCCAGCGTTGAGACGCGAGCGCGCGGTAGCGCGGAAGGTGCGGTTTAGCAGCAGCAACTCTGAGCAAAGGTCGAGGATACCGCGCATCGACGAGTCCGGGTCATCAGAGTACCGCGGGTGCGCCTTCCAGATGCGTCCAACAAACGCTCCTTTTGGAAGTGGCATTCCGCTGGCGTTCTTTT